AAAAATGAATGAAAGAAAAATGATAAACCAACAACTAAGAAAGAAAGCCCCTATACCGGAAGGTGAACACAACATCAAAGGTGTAAGGTTTGAGAATATACACAACGGTATTACAATGACAATTGTAAGCAGTTGGGTCGGAGATGAAGGCATAGTCCTATGGACTTCCGATGGTGGAGATATATACTCGACTAGACAAATTAAAGCACATTGGATTATGTTAGAAGAAGAACCGGAAGGATGGTGAAAAAATGACTAAAATAAAGATAAAAGTAAAAATAGAACTTGAAGAAGAAATAGAGATTCAAGTACAAGATTTGATACACCAAAGTATTGATGAGTACATGGACACCGTAGAGGATAATATCTATGATTATGTACACCTTGATTTAGATTGGGAGTTGGCTTAAAATGTTAGCGAGAGTTAGATGCAATATGTGTATGTGGGAAGGAAACGAAGAAGATTTGGTGTTGTTTGAAGATGAGGATGGTCTTTGGGAAGGATGTCCAAAATGTGAAACTGATGTATATTTAATAAACTTGGAAGTGGCTTAGATGAGTAAGATGATTGAGGTAAGACTACAAGAGATTGCTGATGAATTGTCAACGCTAAGAGTAGCGGAAGAGGCTTGTGAATATGCCTTGCATTACATAGCAGAAGTAGCACAGGCTTTACCGAGCAACGTGGCTATGAGCCACCATGCAGAAATGGAAATAGAAGAAGTACATTCAGAAGTATGTGATAGAATACAAGAGTTAGAAGATAAAATAGGGGCGATATAAAATGGATGATACTTTAGAAGAAGAAGAAACATACGAACCTTATTTAACTGATTTTTACAATATTAATTTTAGTAGGCGATTTAAGTATAATGCACAATCGTGGTCTTTAGAATTACCCGTTAAGTATGGTAGTTATTGGAATGAATATGATGTTGAAGGTGTAGTAAAAAAACACTTAGAGGATGCAATAGAAAAAATATTAGAAGAAATAAAATGGATTGAAGAAGAGGTGAAACAATGAGTGAATTAAATAGATATAAGGAAGCATGGGATAGTTTATACGAATGCCTTGACGAAGAGACACAAGAAGGATGGGAAATGCAAGAACTAATGCGACAGATATTAGTCTTTCTCCACTACAAAGAGGTGAAACAATGAGTGAATTAAAAAGAGATTATTGGTCTGATACATTAGTTTGTGTTAGCGGAAAAGTAAAAATTGACAGACGAGAGATTGCGGCAATAGTCGAAAATGGTTATTATAGGAACGCTCTAAAAACGCTAGACATACATCTAAAGTCCGGTAGTATTTTTACCGTTAAAGAAGGTCATTGGGATGTAAATACAATAGCAAATCTATACTTGACAGAATCACCACATGAAGAAGTCAAGGTAATACCTAATACTTTTACCATAAGAGAAGGTAAAGCACCGGAGAGTGAAGAGTAATGCCTAACAAGAGACAGAATGCAGCACGATTGTATCTATACAATAGAAAGTATAAAGCACGTAGAAATTACACAGGTGAAGAGGAATGAGTTTCAAAGACCATAGATGTAATTGCGGTAAAAGAAAAGGGCTATTTTACGCTAAACCTATGTACCCTAGTTTTTGTGGTAAATGTGGGGGTTGGTTCTGATGCCTCAATTACCTAGAGATGACAAAGATACAGGCTATGCAGGTGATATGCCGACAAGTATTACAAGTATGAGGAATATGAAAAGCCACCTTAAAAGAAAAATGAGGATGGATGAAATACACCCCGATAATGTAAGTGATGATGAGATGACTAATTTCTTGATTAGTAGTTTTGGTTTTAGTAGAGAGTTTTGTGCTAAAGCAGTAGAAGAATGGAGAGATGAATTATGAGTGATGAGAGAGTTTTTCTTGACATAAAAGTAAATCACGCACAACGTAGTGGGTACTTTGTTAGGTGTCAGCAATTAAGAAACGCCATAGAGAAGATAGAAAAACAAGGGCAATCGTTAGTAGTTTTTGGCGACCATGAGGATAGAAAGGTAGTAGGTATTGTATATGATGGGTCAAATACAATAGAATTAATTCTCGACCCACCATTAGGAGATGATGAGGAATGAGTAGTATTGAGGAAAAAGTAATTGTTGAGATTAGAGAACGTGCTGAAAAGGGCGAGGCTAAATACGGCACTACAATGGATAGGGATGACCTATCTCTAAAGGAATGGTTACAACACCTAAAAGAAGAATTGATGGATGGCGTAATTTACACACAGAAGATAATTAGTGAGTTAGAGGTTTTAGAAAATCTTGAGATTGCCACACAAATAATAGACGCTGTAGACGCTTTAGACACGCAATCGAACACCTTATATATAGAAGAAGAGTAGGGATATTATGAGAAAAGTACAGTTAAAACGCATGGTCGCTAAGGCACTTATCGGCCAAGAACAGGGCTTAACAGCACAGGAGATTTACGGTAAATTAAACTACCAAGCACTATCTAAGATTAAGAACCCTAAGCATATATCTAACATACTAAAGAGTATGAAAGGTGTAGGTAAATACAATACAGGCGTAGGTGTTAAACTAAATGGTGATAGATACAAAGTAAATCTATACAAGATTGAGGACATGGATGAAGTAATGAAATTGGGGGGGCTTAAGTGAAGAAGTTAGAACCACAATGGCCGTATGTAGATTATGAATACCGAGAAGCAGATGAGAATGCAGTAGATATAGATTTAGTAATAAGAACATTACGAGGATATAACCCAACAAGTAGTAATATTGCTAAACAAATAGAAGAGTTTGGTATCTATGTACCCGAATATGAGAATCGCATACAGCGATATAGAAATACAATAGAAATGGCTTATGAGTTTATGTTTATAGGTCAATTCAAAGCGAAAACCCCGCAGAAAACAATCAAGAGATTTAAGAATGCTATTGATAGGGTAAAAGAAACAGTAAGGAGAAATAAAAATGAGCGAGAATAGAAGATGGATAAACTTTGGGAGATACAGCAGCCCACCGATAGGTAGGGGAAAAATATTGGATTGTTTCTTTACAGACAAATATAACGCTATACCGATGTTATATCTCAAACTAGAAGTAAATGGTGTTGTGTATGAAGGTACATTACCCGTAAAACTAAGTGAGGATGAGGAAGAATGAGTGTTGGAAGAGGCCAAGAATATCTTGACGAAAACTTTTGCCCGCATGAGTTTGTGGATATACTAGACTTTGAAATTGTCAATGCAGGTGAAGATGCACTTATCACTATAGGTTGTGATAAGTGTGGTGCAACCCAACAGCATACTTTAGATTTAGAAGAGATAATATTTAATTTACAAATGGAGTGGCAAGAATGATTACACATACTTTTAAGTTAAAAGATTTAACCGTATATCATGCTTCACCCGTAAGGAGAAACGATGAGGGTAAAACTGTTATACAACAATGTGATGTAGTATTGCAGAATAAGAGTAATGATTTCCGTATTATTAGGAGAGAAGTATTGAAGCAGTTATTAGACTATTGTTATGAATCATGCCGCCAAGAACCTTTGAGTAAATCCGAGTTTAATTTCATGTATAGAAATTGTATAGAACACAGACCATCTACGAAGCAGATGAGTATGCAGTATTTTTCGCTTAAAGCAATAATATGTGATGCTATTTATGATGCAGACGATGTAGAAATTACATTTGTTGTTGGTGATAATAATTCAGTATTAGAGATACCGCAAAAGAAACCACTACAATTAGATGATATGTTTTTCCTTGCTTGTCGTGATAATTTATCTAGTGTTGTAAACTTGAGAACGAGAGAAAGCATGGAAACAGCGACAGAACCAAAAATACTCTTAATGGACGCTAAAGCCACTAAAGAAATGAGAAATCTTAAGAAGGGTAGAGTGCTTGCTAGTGTTTTTACCGTAAGATTAGTCTGTCAAACATATTACACCAAGGATAAAGATATTAGATTAGAGATAACACAATTACCAAGACACTATACCGTAGCGGTGAGAATTAAGTGTGGTAGTGGGTATGTACAACCTGTACCCGAACACACCAATGACGGGCTTGTATGTATGGAAAACAACGATGTTTTACATGGTGTCTTGAAACAGATTTTAGAAAACCTAGATGATGAAATAACTTCGGATAATTTATCAAAATTAGAAGGTAAAAAGGCATGGGATAAATACAGCCCTAACCTTTGGTTTTCCGATAAAAATAAGTTAGAACGTGAAAATTATTTATTCTTTTTATGATTCTAAATTACGCAAAAAGAATAACAGGCTTGCAGTACTGCGGTTTTGTTAATTCTTTAATTAATTCAATAGTATGTTTGGTAAGCCCACTACTATTATTCTCATCTATACTATAGAAGAAATAAAATTAATTAGAAAATAGAGAGCAGTACAGCGTTTTATTCTTTTTGCGAAAAGCAGAAATAAAAAAAAGAATTAAAAAGTTTATAATCGAAAGAAAAGGAGAGAAGAAATATGGGTAGAGCGACAGGTGTAATGCTTCAAGATGAAGTATATCAAATACTAAAGGATAAACCGAATGGGATGACAGCGTATGAGATAAACAAAATATTGAATGACAAAGAACGACTTAGAAGGAAGAACGCGGAAAGATATGAAAACAGAAATAATAACGGTAATAAATATCATCCTATTAGAGTAAAGGGAAATGGTAGCGGTAATACGACAATAGAATTATCCGCAAAACTAAGTAGGAGTATATTATTTGACAGTAGGATGGAATCAAGAAGGAATACTAAAGGACAATTAACACCTACTAATATTTACACAGCAAGAGATTTAGAAGTAGCGTATGATAAAATGATTAAAAGTAAAAAGAAGGCAACCAAGTTTCCTAAAGTATTACAAAATTACGCTAAAAGTAAGGAGATGACACAATGAAGGCTAACATAGTAGAAACTTATGGAGATACAGATATTGTATGGAATAAGATATATGGTGAACACACATCGAAAACACCTACGACTCTTATAGTGTTTAATCAAAATGAAAAGGGTTATGCTAGTTTTATTACAGGCATGGGTTTGATAGGTGATGAGAAACCTGTTGCTAGAATCTTTAGTAGGTTGCATCAAGTAGAGCCTTTCAACAATTATCCCGAACCTGTATTTCCCGAATGGAGATTGTTTGAAAAGAAAAATATGGACGGTGATAGATTCTTTATTCTTAGGATTACACATACATTCCCTGTACACAACGATGATGAATCTTCTATATCGTGGTTATACACATACCCAATCATTAGAGATATAGTCTTAGCACTAAATAATAAAGGTGTTGATTCTCTATGTTATCTTACGGTAAATCTAATGCAAGAGTTTTCTACTACTACTCACGGTATGATACATGAGAATCAAATAGGAATCTTTGACTACATGAACCACGAAGAAGATATTCAGTTAATTCAGCGTAGACATGAAGATTCAATTAGACTACAACATCTTAAACCACTAAAAGAAGATATAGTGATGCCGTTGCCTGTTTGGGCTTTCGGTGCGGTGTTCAAAAACTTTTGTAGAAATACTATTAGGGAAAATATAACTGTAATAGGTGGTAGGGATAGAAACACATTTGTGAATACTGAAACACAAGAAACGCTATCATGGTTTGTTCAAGATAAGTACAAATTGACCGTAGACCATGAGAAGGAAAAGTATTTAACCGTTCTATTGTCTGACTTAGAACACCTTACCAAGCCGCTAAGTCTTGATAGGGCTATGGTAGAGTTTGGGGGTGATGAGTTTGGAGAGTGATTTTAACGTATTTCAAAAGACTCAAGAGTTTGCTGATAGAAACTTCTTCATTGATGTAGCGGATAAGATACCTATATTTCTATGTAGTATCGGTGGACATTTGTTTAACAGTATGAATAAGTGTAGCCGATGCGACTTCGACCCCGATAGCCCACTATATACAACAGGCGACTTCGTTATAGAGCATTGTCCACTACGGCATAACAATATGCCGTTCTATACTCCTATGTCTCAATTACCCGACACAAGGATTCACCTAATGCTTAGAGGTGCTAAAGGTTCGGGTAAAAGTATTCTTATCTTGATGTTCCTAGCAGAAAATACAGGTCTTGTTCATAGCAACAATGCAGATATGGGGCATGGCTACCGTACAATGATGGGTGCTAATTCTGTTACAGAAGCGGGTATGTTTGGCTCGGTAGATGAGGATGGTAATATAGCGGGGCGACCTATCGCTAGGGAATTATGTGGTGGATTCTTAGGCTTTGAAGAGTTTTCCTCTATGTCTGATGCATCTAAAAAAGACCACAGCCTAGACATGAAAAATCAATTACTTACATCACTAGATAACGGTAGAGTAAACAAAGCCATGAGAAATGGATGGGTAAATTACACTACACGATATACTATATGGGCGGGTACACAACCCGCTAGGTTTGAGTTAGAGTCCGGTCTTGATAGAAGATTCTTTATTATTGATATTGAGATGACACCGGAGAAGGAACAGGCTTACAAGAGAGCGCAACACGCACAGGCGAATATGCAGATAGAAGAAAGGGCTTCGCTCGCTAATCTTAATATTGAAATCAAGGATTGGATTAGAAGAAGGCAGGTAGAGGCAACGAGAAATCCACCAACAGGTGTTCTATTCGATGATGATGTGGCCGAATGGATTAACAGACCGGATGTACGTTCTTTTGAGGCAGATTTATTTCGTAGATTGTGTATAGGTTATCACATGATGCAACCTAATTATGTTGGTGGACAACCACTAATAATTACTCTTGACGATACTCTTAAGGGAATACTAAATCAATCACTAGAGATGAGAAGAAGAGTAATGGATGCAGACCTTGAGTTAATCAAGAGTACGTTTTGGATGAAGGATATATCTAAATCAGTATTACTGAAAGAGGTTTCCAAGATGGTTACTGCGGGTGATTATCAGTCGGCTAAGAGATGGGTTACTGAAAACCTAGAAGGTCAATCATGGTATGGTGAATATGCACCTAACGTCAAAAGGCGTGGTAGAAAGGGTGTTACTTGTCGTATTGGTACACAACGTCTTGAATCAGACGAAGAAGAACAAAAGTGGGGTATATAGATGCGTAGTGCTAGAGAAATACAACAAAGATTACATGGAGAAAATGATGCCTTTGCTATCGAGGTTCTTAGGTGGGTCTTAGATGGTGGTTGTCCTATGTGCGACCATAAATCCAAGAAAGATTATGAATTAGGTATAATGAATGAAGAGTTTAGTGCTACATTTTTAGAAGTAAGGCACAATTGGAATGAAGGTACTGTTATGAATCACATGGATAATCACATTGAGTTTGATGCTTTACAGGCGAAGAACATGGAAGAGGATAGACAACAAACTATCTCCACATTAGATGCGGCAGAAGATATTGTAATTAGGATTCAGAATTATTTGAATGAATTAGAAGCACAGAAAGAAGCACAAGGTGGTATATCTTCCGAGTTTGTTACTGATGCGGCAAAACTAATTGGACAGGCTAATTCTTCTTTGAAATTAGTAGGTCAATTGAAGAAAGAGATAGGAGTAGATTCGCAGTTGATGTTGGCTCAAGCACAGGTCAATGATATGTCGAGAATATTGATAGAGGTATTAGGTTCTCACCCACAATTGCTAGACCAAGTAGAATTGAAAATGGCTTTGTTGAAAGAACCTTCGGTGATTATAGATGGGTAAAAAATGGCGGTCTGATTCTGTTAAGACTCTTATAAATAGGTCTATCTATGAAAAGGATATGCCTAAATTAATTGCTGCTATGAAAGAAGATAATCTTACGGCAAATATAACTCACAACGGCATAGAATGGTATCATGCAGATTATAGGGTAACTAAAACTTCTATAATGGAAGTGTGGGGATTGACAGCAGGGCAGATGGAAAGGGTACAGAATTATGTTTACGGACATGACCCATTCTAACTTTATATAGTTGGTTTTGGAAAAAATTGCGGAAAAAAATTGTGGTGAGCCTATGGGTATAGTGATATTTACAGATGATGATAGTAAGTTTATGGAATCTAAATACATTATGATGATAGGAGAAATTGATACACCACCTACTGATAAAGATACTACATATATTCTACGCAGTAATAAGTTTAAGGAAAAGGATGTGTTAGAGTGGTTGCCTATGATAACGAACCGACTTGTAGTTTGTTGTGATAAACCACCTAACATAACTAAGAAAAGTGAGGATTATGTTATTATATCCGACTCTCTTAAGATTAAGGGTAAAAGTAATCACTACTCTCCTATAAATGCTTTGCTGACATGGAAGGACAGAAGAAGAGTCAATGCGGTATTCAATAAAACTCCTTTACCTTTGGTTAAGGCATTCTTGAAAGAAAATGACATAGACATTACAGTATGGCGTAAATTAGCCAAAACTGCTATGTTTTTACCGGAAAAGTATGTAAGGGCTATAATGGTTTATGGTATAGAACCTGCTCATAAAAAAACTAAGTTTCCTAAGAAGAAAAAACAGGAATATAGACATGAACAATCCCGTTCAAGTGATAAGCATATAGAGGTCATAGTGAAAAACTCTATAACCGTAAGTAATCGTATTAAGGAACAAGGTGGAAGCGTACCTAAAGGTATGAAGAAGTCTAAGGGTTTGATACAAGAATGGTTATGAGTTTTATTTTAATGTGTTTAGCGGGGGAAATGATAGGTAAGGTTTTAACAGAACCGTATGTTAAACTTGCTATAAAGGAAAAATTGACAGAAACGGATGTAAAATATTCCCCTTCACCTAGTAGTGAAGCAGAGGGTGTTTCTTATGGTGATTCTTATATGATGTCGGCTATGTATCAAGATATGGGGAATGATTTATAAGCACTATGAGGCTTACATTTATACATGAGTGCTAATAACAAAAGGGTCAGACGTATTATCGTGGACATTTTGTGGGAGTATGGTGCTATGACGAAAGAGGGGATGGCTGCTATGTTAAGTAAAACCAAAAACATTAGAACCGTACCTTCGCCACACAGTCTTTCGGCTTTGTTAAGTAAGAATCCACAGATTGTACAAGTAGGTTCTACTAAAGTAGAAAATGCGATAGGTACATCAGCAAATCATTTAGTATATGATATTAACAGAAAAATAATACATACAAAGGAAGATATTATGCTTACAAGAAGTCCGACAGTTATGACTCCGGCACAGATGCAGGAAGCACAACAATGTTCTTGTGGTAAGATAAGAATATTTCCCCCAAATGAAACTCAATGTTTGCATTGTGTTAGGAAAGTATAATAATAAAACACTAGAGGTATGACTATGCAGGGAATAGAAATGGATGACTTATCCACTATCATAGCAAGTGTCTTTAATGTTGAGAAACCGATAGATTTAGGGGAAATATTAACTACTCAAAATATGAATGAGGCTCAATACATGAGGTTTGTTCTTTGTCTCGCTACCGATGTAGATTACGAGTTAGGAGATGACGAAGTAATAGATGATATGATTACTACTCTTCCCGAAAAAGTAAGTACGGAATATCTAAAGGGTATTATGGTAGGATTACTTTTGTCCCTAGAAGCAGAAGCGAGAACAGGCGGCCAATTAGGTTTCAGACCTGCACACGCAGAAATTATGAGTTTATTCCAATCAGCAGAAGCATTGATTTACGAGAGACAGGTGTAAATATGACGCTTAAGACACACAACATAAAGTATATAACCGTAGAAAAATGAGGTATTAATATGGGAGAAACAGACGACTGCGACCCTAGACACCATGAGTTTGACTTTGTTAGAATCAAGGGTGATAGTAGGGGAGACAGGATGTTAGTATATTGTACTTGTAGAATATGTGGTATGCAGACAGCATTACACGGTACTATTGGTCTTTATTAAATCTCAAGTTGGCGAGGCTAGATAAACAGGTGCTAGTCCAAAACCATAACCGATATGCACAGATAGTAGTAGAGCATTTGATTAAGAGTCATGACGCAGAACCATTCTGATAATTAAAATAGAGCATTAACAAGTTGGATAAGCCAATAAAAAACTAAGGAGAAAATACTATGACAATATGGGCTACTGAATACAGACCTACGCTTAGTGAGATAGTAGGTCAAAACGAAGTTATTAATGAGATAACTTCTTTACAGCACTTTATCTTTTATAGTCCACAAGCAGGTACAGGTAAAACTAGCCTTGCTTTGGCTATGGCTAAGGATTTGGGTTGGCCTATTCATGTATTCAATGCTAGTAGTAAAAAGACTAGGGGTATTGACTTCGTAGAAGAAGAGTTATTACCCATGTCTAGGACAGGCAACAGAAACCAATTTTTTCTTCTCGATGAAGCAGACCAATTAACACCTGCCGCACAATCGGCATTAAAGGGTGTTATAGAAAACTCACAGGGTTATTTTATCCTTACTTGTAATGATTTGAGTAAGGTTAGTAAGTGGCTACAATCTAGGTGTAGAGTTTTGAGGTTCAATCCAATTTCTAAGGAACACATAGTAAAGAGACTATCTATGATAGCAGGTAAAACAGGTACGGTTATTACAGAAGGTCAATTAAATCTGATTGCTGATGCACATGAAGGAGACTTAAGGAATAGTATCAATGCTCTACAGGCATTTTCTGTTCACCCCGAACCGGAAGGGTTCATCAACGGTCTTGTTTCACAAGGTCTTGACGCTAAACATTTTCTCACGTTATGTTTCCGTGAGAATGATTATAATTTAGCCTTAAAAGAAACATACGGAATACCACCTAGAGAAGTGGTAAAAACAGTATTCGACTACGCTATTACATCTACCGCAAAAGTAGATAGTATAATGCGTATCGTAGATGCCGCAGCAATAACCGAAAGGGATTTGATACACGGTGTCGAGGAAAATATAGCCATAGCAAACTTTGTCCGTTTGTGTATGGAAGGATATACAAAAACTTTATATCCGTAAGAAAATAGGACTAGAAATACAAACAGAGGAAACCAATATGGATGACACGATGATTAATAACGTAGCAAAAACAGTAAATGTGGCCGCAGACACCCTGCGTAGTAAGGCTGAATCAGTCTTAGCAGAACAGGGCGCGGCTTGGAAAAACGCAGGTAAGTCTGATGACGACTGCGGTATTCTTGCACTAAGAGTAGCAGCAAGAATGATTAGTACGGAAAATGCGAGACTATCTCGTTCCGGTGCAACAAAGTATGAAGGTATGTTTATTTCAGTACCACGCCCTAAAGAATGGGGTAAAATACTATACAATAAAATGTCCGGTCAATTAAGAGCCGCTACAGAAGATGTACGAAACGTATTGGTTGAATCCGGTGCTGTTGTTCTCTTTGAGAATAACCATGATGGTACTTATACAAGACACGCTAGAGAAGATTTCTACGGTGTAGAGACTGCTGACGTATCTGAATTACCACGACATACACAGAAACTAGATGAGAATACACACTTCTTCGTAGTATGGGATAAGAACAACAAGACTTTCCCATCCGGTGATGCTAACTTTAAGTATGGCCGACCTAGACCACAAGACGAAAGAGAAAGGACTATGTTGTTCTTAGGTCGTAAACAAGGTACTACTGATGAAGTAAAGACACTTACTGTTAAGGCAACACAAAAAGGTGCAGATGTGCAATACCCTACCTTTACAACGGGTACTATCGCACTAAGACCTGCTGCTAACGGCACTACTGCTTACGCTAAAGACGGAGTTTCAGTCTTTGAATCAGATGCAGCAGTAGCAGGTATCTTTTCAGCAGACCCATTGACACTTGTACCACAGATTATCGGTCAAGAGAATATGATTTCCGGTTTAGACAAACTAGGACAATACTACGATACACATAACGGTAACGATGGATGGTGGGATAGAACCCTCGCTACTGTTGCAGAAGTTATACACATAGACCCTAGAGATAATGGCGGATATGTTTTAGTATGTGCTGATTTAGATATTGCTTCTACGGCAGCCACCGTAGATGTTTACATTCCAAGTGAACAAGATTCACTTGTGGACTTCGCTGTTGGTACTAAGGTACTACTTCACGGACAGGCATGGCGAACAAAAGAAGGAGAAGATAGAATGTCTATCTCCGGTTGGTATGCCTTTGACAAAATAGCAGTCATGGATGAAGTAGTTTCTACTAACGATGGGTGGGATGAGTGAAGGCTTTAGGTCATTACGTCTTTCTCCATAACACCATACAGGAAACTGTCGGTGGACTCATTCTTGAAGGCCATCTACAAGTCCTATCCGTAGGCGGTTTAGTCCCTCTCATAATAGAAGAGGGCTATTCCGTCATGGTGGATGAGACAAAGGTTATTCCTTTTGACAACGAAGTTAGTGCTATACATTGGGAACATATACTAGGATATTATTGAGGTATAAATATGGAAAATATATTACATGGAGAAGAAGCAAGAGACAAATTACTCTTAGGGGTAAACAAAGTCGCTAACGCTATCAAAGGCACACTAGGTGCAAATGCAGGTACAGTAATAATACAGAACCCTGCGGGACTACCCTTAATTCTTAATGATGGTGTATCTATCACTAAGTCTATTACCGACCCCGACCCTTATATTCAGATGGGAATTAATCTCATGCAAGAAGTGGCTCACGAAGCACAAAGTAAATCGGGAGATGGTACTACTACTGCTACTATCTTAGCACAGGCATTGTGTAATACAATGGCTGATGATGATACAGATAATATTAAGATAAAAGAAACTCTTAATACTATGTGTAAGTATATAGTAAGTGAATTAAAAGACATGGCTACTGACGTTAATGACGATGACTTACTAGATGTATGTATTGTCGCATCTAATAATGATGTAGAATTAGGTAGGTTAATACACCAAGCACTTTTGGCTGTAGGCGAAGAAGGTAATGTGATAATAGAAACCAATTCCGATAACACTACTACATGGTCTTTGACCGAAGGACTTGTTATGGATAGTGGGTATGTAAACAAACTAATGGCTAATGCAGATAGAGAGAAGTGTATTTATGACAATGCCTCTATACTTTTAACGCAAGAGAAAATAGATACTTTCAATCATATAGTACCTGCACTAGAATTATCTATGAAAGCAGGTAAACCTTTAGTGGTAGTTTGCCATGATTATAACCCAAGCATACTACCTAACTTACTTGTTAATATTATGCAAGGTAAATTAAATGTCTGTATAGTTAAGACGGCAGGTTTCGGTGATACTCAAGACCATTGGCTTCAAGATATAGAAGCGAAATGTGGTGGTAAAGTATTCAATTCATTTGACAGTATTATTACGGTAAAAGAACATGAGTTAGGTGTGTGTGATAAAGTAGAGATAACTTCTACTACATCTACATTCATTAAGGATGGGGTAGATGAGGATTACATAGATAATCTTACCTCAATACTAACTCAAGTAAAAACAGATTTTGAGCGAGAGATAGTAGAGAATAGGATTGCTAGACTTACTTCCGGTATTGCATCTATCAAGGTAGGTGGGATTACTGACATAGAACAAAGAGAACGTAGGGAACGTGTAGACGATGCCGTCAATGCCGCTACTCTTGCTAGAAAGCAGGGTATAGTAAGTGGTGGTGGTGTAGCACTTAAGGACATTTGGTGGAAAACTCAAGAGACTGTTGATAAGATGGATGGTATAATATACTTTGATGCAATCCTAGCACCTATCAAACAGATTTTATCTAATAGCGGTCAGCCTACTTCAAATCTTGCTTACGCTAAATCAAAAGGAGAAGGTTATGACGCAGTTTCAAGAAAATACTGCAACTTGAGATTTCATGGTATTATTGACCCTGTTGGTGTAAGTATCAACGCTGTTGAATCCGCTTTTTCTATCGCTATACTACTACTTACTACTGATTGTGCTATAATTGCACCACAGGAGTAAACTATATAACCGTAAGAAAATGAGGTATTAATATGACATGGGGTACACAAGCACCACAAGCAAGTAAGACGACAGAAGCACCACAAGGAGTGGTGTATAACGAAGAATACTACCGTAATATCTTTAAGAATAACAAATCACAATCTGTTGATTTGCGTATGGGATTGGTAGGTTGGGAAAACACCGCTAAGACAGGACTAGCACTATCTATGATGGATGCAGAAATCAAAGCAGGTAAAAAGGTAGCAGTATTTGATGTAGATAATTCAGCAAAATCTACCGTAGATTATATCTATCCCGATGCAGAAAACATTATGGTAATACCATTACATGATGAAACAGATGATTCTATCTTTGATACAGATAACAACGTAGATTACAAAGCCTTGGTTGATAAGACTAATTGGTTTGTTAATATCCTAGCAGAAGAGGTAGCAGCCAACCCCGATGATTGGGCGGGCGTAGTATTCGATGGTGGTTCAACATTCCTAAAATGGTGTGAACACGCTATGAGAGCATCACTACTAAGTCGTGGTATCATTGAAACAGAAGATGGTACTTTTAACCAAAAAGAATGGCGAGAACGTAATCGTATGAACAGAAATGTTCTAACTAGGATTCATGCTTTGCCTGTACCTAAAGTATTCTTTACCTTCCACCTAAAACCTGTACAGCAGTATATGGATGACGGCACAGGTAAGAAAGTACTAATGACAGTCGGTGATAGACCCGATTGGGACAAAGGTACTATGCGTAAGTTTTCGCAACAGATTTTCCTAAATAGATACATGAAAAAAGCAGACGTAGCCGCAGGTGTTAAGGGTGATAAAACCTTAGCCGATGGTGAGTGGGCTATCAAAGGTACTATTGAGGAAATGAAAGGTAAGAACATGGAGTATGTAGGTACAACACATACTATTTTGACGGTGAAAAGTGGGAAGGTAGAGTGGACAGGGCTACCTTTCTTAAATGAGTGAGGTGATAATATGCAATCTATCGTAGATACACAATCGTTGATATGGTTGCTAAAGTGTACACAACGTAGACAAACCATTTCCGGTAAAAATATACCACAAGTTTCGGCTTGTATGTTGAATGCCGTAGGTGGTAGAATGTCTACTTGTTCTCTCACTAAAGATGGTGTATCATCTGTAGGTATCTTCTCGATACCATCTACAGGAGAAGCCAAAATACCTGTTAGCGACATAGAGACTATGTTGGGAATACTAAAGTATCACGGAAATGCTTTGACTTTAACTTATGATAATGATAAGTTAAAACTAAAGTCTAGGTATAAGCAAACAACGCTTACTGCTTCCGAGAATGCTTTGGCTTTCCCACATAGTCCTACCACATTAAATGAGTGGTCTAATACATCAATAACATTTGCCGGAAAACTAAATGTAGGTAATGAAATAGGATATACTATGAATGATGGTACTATCTTACAACCTGCTTGTTCTTGGGAATCGGTAGATGCAGTACGTTTATTTGAAGCAGTTAGATGTGATGAAATGAACGGACAAAAATTAAACACATTCACTTTTAAGGGAGATGAAAACGGACTTAGTGTTGTCGTTGGTAAGGAATTAAAGGGTAGAACAGAATATGAGTTAGATAGGAGAAGTACTCAATGGCCTTTTATGGCTACCTATCAAGGTGGATTCAATAATCTATTTGCTAACATTAACGGTAAAATAAACTTATACTTTTTTGATTTCACACAATGGGAACAAGGTGTTAAATTGCTTATAACTTTAGGTGATGGCGACTTTATTTTCCAATCAGCACTACTAGGAGATGAATATATATGATAATAAATACAGAAGTAATAGCGACACCAACAGACACTAGCGTAGATAACCCTACTTTCTATACGATAAGGGATTTTATAGTACCTACTCCCTCTAATGGTGGACTAGCAACATTTACATTTACGGGTAAACACGGTGAAAACTTTGTTGCATCGGTAAAAGTTAGACAGGAGTTAGACCCACTCTACAGGGATGAAATATGGCTAAACAAACAATATGTAGAGATGGAAAGAAGTATGGCTGATATAGCAGACCAATTTGGTATTACACCTGCGGCAATCAATCAATGGTTAAACAAATACGATATACCTACAAGAAGTAGAGGTAGAAGTAATGAGTAATTGCGAGCATTGTGGTAAGCCTTTAGTACCTATTGGTACATCCCGTAAAAATGGGAAGGTTACACACAATGATTGGGGTACTCGTAGATTACACAAGAAATGTTGGATGGAATTAAAAGATTATAACCGTAAGATTAGGTGGAATACTTATGATAGTAGAGCAAGGCAAAGGTAGAGAAGTCCTAGTGAGGTATAGAGATGCACAAGGAAATAGAAAAACCGAGTCAATCAAAGGCCACTATCCGTACTGTTTTATTGAGACTGATAATGCCCCTTATGTAGAAGATTGTGTAAGAAAAGAAGATGGTTATACAGGTCTTTATGGGGAAGATTTAACTAAGATTGTTGTTTCGCATAACTCGGAGTTGAGGAATCTATCTTATTACGGGACAACATGGGAAGCAAACGTACCTTATGTTAATCGTGTACTTATAGATAGGCTAAAAGAAAAGGATAACAAACCTTTTGAAAATTATAAACATAGGACTTGGTATCTTGATTGTGAATGGAGTCCTGCTACAAACCAAATGAGGGTGATAGTAGTTTATGATAATTTTACGGAAAATGAATATGTATGGTTTGTATGCCCTTCTATTAAAGAAGAAGGTTTGGCTGATGGCGAGCCTAAAAGGTTCGATACATACGGTGATTACGAATACCCTACCCCTGCACTCGGATTTGGTAGTGAAAGGGATATGCTTATTCATTTCTTGCGACACATGAAGAAGCAAGACCCCGATATTATCACAGGGTGGTATGTCGTTGGGGCTGATATTAGAACGATAGTAGAAAGAAGTAGGGCTTGCGGTCTTAATCCCGCCACACTATCTCCTATGAGAAGAATTAGATATAAGTTTGGTGATTGGGAACAACCAATAGTAGGTAGAAACTGTATAGATTTAATGATAGCATTCTCTAAGATATGGGAATTGAAAAACGGTAAATTACCTTCTTACAAATTAGATGATGTTGCTAGTGAGGTTTTAGGGGAAAAGAAAGTAGAGTTGCCCGATGGACACGACACTTATTATTCAGATTTACCTTTGTATGTACACTATTGCAGACAAGACGTAAGATTGCTACCTAGACTTGACTCAAAAGTAAATGCTTTAGATTACTATACTGCTTTACAGCACGTTGTTCAATGTGATTTACGTTCCACACCGTTTATCACCAAGATGTTTACAAGTCTAGCATTGAAGGATGAGAAGTTTGATAAGAGAATACCTACACAACCACAGTTTCCCTATACACCTTATGACGGGGCTAGTGTCTTAGAACCCGAAGTAGGTGTGTATGAGAACGTAGGTATCTTAGATATAAAGGCTATGTATCACAGCAACGTACACAAGTATGGTATATCATGGGACACACTAGACCCCGAAGGTGAGGATTGTGGTAATGGTAGTAAGTTTAACGTAAAAGAAAAGGGGTTACTTTGTAGATTAATGGATGATATGACTTATCTACGGAACGAAAACAAACTTAAAATGCTTATGAGTGATACTGTAGAACAGAAAAACAAATGGGATATTATGCAATTTGCTTGTAAGTCTCTTGTAGCATCTATGTATGGTGTAGCGGGCGATTCTAAATATGGTTTTTATCATCCCGAAGTAGCATCTGCTATCACATATACATCAAGAAATACTCTTGAGGAATTAATGTATCACGCTGAAAACGTAGGCTTCAAAGTTTACTATGGACATACTGATTCTATATTCTGTAATATACCTAACCCCGAAGAGGGTATGAAGGCACTAAAGATATTTAATGAAGAAATGTCTCCAATAGAAACCGAGTTTGAGAAGTGGTGTCCTAGTATGTTGATTATGGCTAAGAATAGATATGCCGGAAAAGTAAGTTGGACTGATGGCTCTTATCACGACCCCAAAACTTATGTTAAGGGAATAGAATTAAAACAATCAAGGATGCCTAGTGTAATGAAATTGTGTATGAATACTGTTATTGACGGAATATTAGATGGTACAGACCAAAAACAAATTACACAAAGTATATCCTCTCTTGTTGATGATGTAGTTAAGGGAAAAGTAGACCCTGCCGACCTATGTATGAAAGGTAAACTAGAGAGAAACTTAGACGATTACAAGGTTTTGTCCGGCTCATCAGCAGGTGCGGCTTGGGCTAACGAATATCTAGGTAAAGGATATAGAAAAGGTTCATTCTTTAAAGTTACCATAAATGAAAAAGGTAAGTACATAGCATTCGATGACCCTTCGGAAATAGAAGGTGTTACAAAAATAGGTAATAAGATTCTCGCACAAAGATTTATCTTAAATAAAATAGAGCCTTATTACAATTTAGCACAATGGGATATTCAACCTATACATAACTCTTTAGAGGGTATGAGTGGGATGAAGTGGTTATAGATAACTATATAACCGAAAGAAAAGGAGTTAATAATATGTCTAACGCAAGCGATATAAGAGAGTTACAACAGAAACAAGAACAATTAACGAAAGGTGTAGTGAATGCCTTTGAACACGTTAGTTTTGACTATGCTAAATTACAAACAATGTTTTTTGCACTACTAGATGATTTAGGTAAAACAGATACTTTGTCCTGTTCAGAATGTAGTGAAGAAGTGATGAGGCCGTTATTGTCTAAATTACCTGTAGAAAATACCTGCCCTATGTGCGGTGGAGATTTGAGTATTGATGCTTCACAAACTACTGTTAATGATTGGGATAACGCTAAAGTAGAAGAAGAGTGATTACATGAAGGCTACACAAGAACAAATCAGTAATTCGTCTTACCGACCTACAGAAAAAAAGTGGTTAAGGATAAGTAAGTCATCTTATATGACATACAATATGTGTCCTAGACAGTTTTATTGGCGGTATATAGCAGATATACCTAGCCCGCCACCTAGTGAGGCCGCCATTCGTGGTGGTAAAATACACAAGGTAATGGAGATAGGTTTACTAGAAGGTTCGGATAAAATAATGAGTGCCGCCATAGAAGAAGGTGTGGGTGATGACGTAGGGGTAGATAGCCTTAATATGTTATTACATCAGATAGCACATGACATGGGCGGCTTCGACATAGTAGAAGCCGAAATTAAACACCAAGTAGCAGAAGAATACAACGGCTACAATATTATTTGGGTTGGTATGATTGACGGTGTTATTAGACATCCCGATGGTGGTTTGATTCTCATGGAATTGAAAACAGGTAAAATGAATATGGGTAAACTAGGTAGGACTAGAAAGGAATTAGTCTACTATTCTAGGCTTTTAAGTAAACTAGGGTACGATGAACCCATAACACATTTTATGTATATCTCTCCCGATTATGAAATACCCGAAGATGGTAATGATAAATTATTGTTAGAAGGAAACAAGAGAGGTAAAAGTTTGTGGTTGGGTGCGGAACGTGGAATTGCTATTCTTGAGAAGATAAACAAGCGAAGTATAAATGCTTTCTCGGAATCATTAAGTAGCACTATCGAGTCGCTAGTAATCCAACAGTACCCTATGAATTGGAATGACTATTTTTGCCCTTTATGGTGCGAGTTTAACATGAATTGTGAGTCCGAGATGACAGGGTATGTTGATAACGGATTAGGTGAATGGAATGAGTAGAATTAATGTATGTGCGGCTTGCGGGACTAGCGAATCTTGGGTAGACCAAGATATTATGTGGAGAGTAATGGGTGAAGAGGGTGCAGACCCCGAAGAGATTACCGTAATTACTTGTAAATGTGGTAACAAACAAAAGAAAGAAGAGTGATTTTATGCTTAGTTTTCCTAGAGAGATTGGTCTTAGGCGTAAGATTTGTAAATCTCAAGAGGAATATGATATTTACGTTAAAAGTATTAATGGTAAATCTTCTTGTTATACATCTTTGTATAGTTTTCAACAAATGCACCCTAATATGTCTTGGAAAGTAGACCCCGAAACGGTCATCATGGATAGAGCGTGGTGGGATTTTGATATTGTAGAGGGTGGTACTCTCGATGATGTAAAAAGAGATGTAGCAGTTTTACTAAATAGACTTAAGGGAGATGTAAGGTTAGTCTTTACAGGTAGAGGATTTCATATCCATCAGATGTTCGATAAAAATGTTATTGGTACTACCATAGCCAAGCACGTTGATAGGTACGAGAGAGAGGTCGCTAAGGGGTTAAAAACACTAGATGGTGTAGGTCATCCCCTTAAACTTACACGAATACCGGACACATATAACACGACAAGAAAAAAGTGGGCGGTCAATGTAGATTTGGATGCTTTCAAAGCAGACCCTTTAGGGTATAAGATACCGGAAAGACCTAACCCATCTCTTAGAATCAATGACCCTTTTAAGGGAAAACAAAAGGAATCAAACTTTAGTATCATAAAATGGATTGCTAATAATCCCTTAAAGGTAGAATACCTACCTATTACGGGTAGTTTTGACGGAAATATAACTTCTGCTAGTCAGATACCAATACCACCATGTATAGACAATGCTATGAGGCATGAGAATCCTAGACATGAGGTAAGAATAGCGTTGGCTCAACATCTGTATGAGAATCTTAGATGGTTTGCACACCCTTCTAGTCTAACACTAGAACAGAAAAATAAAATTACCGAAGAAATAATAGATTTTATTTCCACATTAGGATGGAGAGACTTCAATGAATATACGAGTAGAAAGCACGTTAGAAGTCTGCTTAACTACGAGAGAACACCGTCTTGTTCATGGTTACAGACAAGAGGATTATGCGAAGCGTCTTGTTGGAGAGATGACGGTACAAGGAGAAAATAATATGATGCGAACACCCAAACACTCAAGAGTATTTTTTGAATTAGTAAATGAAGAATGTAATTTCTGTAAAAGCAGACTAGGTTTCCTTTACCCTAAAAATATGCCGCCTGTATGTATGAATTGTAGTATGGAAAAACAATCCTCTTAAATACAGTAATAATACTGTACTAATTGTGCTTCTAATAGATGACCGAGAAAACCAAAAAGTAATTAATAAGTTGTTAATGAGATTGGGTGAAGAAAATACCCAAGTTTTACGGATGGCTTCTTCCGATTATAGAATAGGTTCATGGGGAATTGAGGCAAAAGAAATAAATGATTTGTACCGTAGTATCTTAGGTCTAGGTAGAAATGGTAGAACAATAGTACATCAATTAAGAGAATTACAAGAAGATTTTGATAACCCTATGTTAGTAGTCTACGGTACTAAACTAAAACCATACGTTCATGGTGGTAGGCCGTCAGCAAAACAGATAGCCATAGAGATGTCTAGGATGAAAAAAGTAAATCAACAATTCAAAATGACATTTTACCAAAGATTTCCTAAAATTAAATACATGGAATTGACTACTATGGATGATTTTGTTGAATGGTTGGTAATAAATCACACACAAACACAAGTAAAAGAGGCTACAGGTCTTAATGTTATGGAAAAAGAAATAATAAATGCTGCTGAAATGAGTAATTTAGACCCAAGAGTAGCGGCTTTGTGTTCCCTTAAAAATATCTCTGTACAAAATGCAGAAGATTTACTAAAAGAGTTTGGTAGTATTCCTAAATTACTTATGAGTAAAAATACGCAGAAATCTTTGATGGAAGTTAGAGGTATAGGTAGATACAAAGCACAAACTGTACTAAAACTTAGGGATAATTATTGAATCTCAAACTTATTAGATGTACCACTAACAGGTGCAGATGCTCTATTTAGTTTTACCTTAATACTTTTTAGTAGAACACTATTTCTATCCGAATTATCATCACCTGTTGCTGCCTTTCTTGTAACTTTAACGGTTATTTTATTACCTGCCTTTACGCCATTCAAAGCATTCAAGGGTATCAACTCTACTATTTTTTCTTGTGAGTTTGTTTGCACACGAATAGTATTAGAAATAGTCTCTCCTGTTTCCTCAATAACTGCGGTTGTATAAAGTACAGCAGTTTTAGTCGTAGATGCACCTATACCATGACTTACTTTTGCCGTAATTAAAAGATTATTATTGACTACATCATCGGGGATTATAAACTCGGTTTGTAAAGTAGACTCAAAGGTAGTAGTAGTGGCAGTTTCGTTTAGTATGTCTACTCTACCCTTACCTGCTAATATATACCCATCAGAAGTTATAGACGCATTCCCACTTGCGGTCTGTATATCTACATCCATACCTTCTATTCCCTTAAACAACGTAGGTACTTTAGGTGGTTTCTGTTGGCCTAAGATACTAAACTTAGAATTATGACTAAGATTATCATTCATCAAAAACATCCTACCTTTTAATTTACCGTAAGCACCTTTACTAAGTTTTCCTATCCCTACTGGACCTGTTGAAGTAGTTATCATATCTCCGTTTGCGTTATCGGATTGAGTAAGACCAAACTCGGATGTAGTGCTTGTATCTACCTGTACTTGTTCACTAGAAGTACTACCTTCGGGTATTATACTTGTGGTTGGGGTTGTGATAGGTTCACTATCGTGAGTCATACTACTACTAACTTGTCTTGTTTTACCTTGATTTGGGAATAAGAATCCTAAAATACCACCACTAGATAAAGACTCATCTCTTTCTAATTCAAGTTGTATATCTTCTTTGCTACCCGATACTACATTCCAATTAATACTTTTTATAGTTAGTGTTTCTGCGGAAGATAAACCTATACCTGCATCTGTAAAACTTAGATATGTAGCAGGGGTGTAAGATAAATCATTAGTAATATGTATTCTAGGTGCGTACCACTCACTTCTAGCAGTAGTAAAGCCACCATACATTTCTGAATATTCTCTACCACCAAGCGGGAATATACTATCTGTGTTAAATCCACTACTGCTTAAATTAACTCCGTATATACTATTAGCATTCTTTAAAATATTAGCACCTGTTGGGTCGCCACATCTATGACGTAATAAAGCACGACAATATTCTGCGTTAAAACTAACTATAATTTTAGCGTTAGATTGGGTACTATATTGTGCAGGTATAGGCAATTCATAAAAACCACTATCTTTTACATCTACACTTGTAATTTGATTTGCGGTGGCATCTTTTGTAATTAAATCTTCAAAAGTATAATCAGCACAATAAATACTAAATTGGCAATCGTCAATTGTTGCACCTGCCGCTTGGCTAACTTTTAAGGCAACATAAACTCTAAGGTGTTCGTTAGTAGCCTCACTTCTATGTGGAGTAAAATTAGGTATATGTACTATCTGCATAGCATAACTTAAAGACCTAGAGCCGTACCAATAATAATTATCAGCCCAAGCCACATCAGCAGAAGTATGTGTAAAAGATGATTTACCGTGTCGGTGGTACAAATCAGTAGAGGTTTTCATATTTCCATCTAATCCGTTAGTCATACCGGAAAAAGGTACTCCGCCTGTACCTAAAATAGTCCATGAATTACCCCTATTTGTATCAGTAGCGTCATAATCACCATATCCTTGTAAGGCTAACTGTGGGTCGGCTATGTAACCGTATCTACCACTCTCTATCATTTTATTATTATGGTTATTTTCTAAAATAGGTTTAACAGTAATTGACAGCCTAGAGTTTTTAACTTGATTATATTTTTGTTTTGCTACTTGTCGTGCTTCTAAACTACTACTTATTTTTGGGTACTCTAATACTGTCCATCTAGTAGTATCTGTTAAAGATGTGTTGGGGTAATCTACAAAAGAATATCCTTTGTTATAATACACCCTAACATTTGTTATTTGACCTGCTACATCCGTATTTAAATCAGATATAGTCACGTTTTCTCTTGTAAAAATTAAGCCGCTATTATATTTAGGTCTATATTCAAATCTATTGTCTCTACCTATCAAGTAAGAGAAGGTTGTTTTAAGCCCGTTGTTTACACCGAAGCCACTCTTACCCCTAGCATCCTCTACAGTACTTAGAATCGTCTTAGTACGGCTATCTACGATACTTCCGTATCCATCACTACTAGAAGTACTGTTATAGGTAGTCATAAGAGAAGTAATAGGTACATTATTTATGTCAAACATAGTACCTAATCTTGTTTTAGGTGTCCATGATTTCATAATGGCTGCATTCCATAACAACCTAAACTTATCGCTGTCATAAAAACTACCACTATTTTTACTTTGTATATCCCCTTCAACGTGCATTAATAATCTAAGCATAAATTGACTGCTTACTGTGTTGTGTACAACAACCAAATCAGCCTGTGGGTTATCTCCCGCTATTCTTTGGCTAACATTTACGCCTATACCTTCCATATTACCTTTTAGTAGTGGTGTGTATAAAGCCCATATTTCATTTTCTACACCTGTTGAAGAAGTTTCTATTGAAGAAGTAATATGGTCGGCAGTTGTTAAAAACGCATTAGCCAATTGTACAGGCAAAGTATAATCATCAGTATCGCTTTGAGTAGCAGACCATGTACCGGAAACTACTATTTGAGTTTCACTTAAAACTGCTAATACATTATGTCTAGTTTCTTTTGTCGTATTTTTAATAACCATACCAATTTTAACGCCTTTTGTTTGAAAGGTTTCTCCTATTTTTGTTATTACTGTGTTAGTAGGATTTGTCGTAGTAATGTTTTGACTTCTATTGTAGGATGTTATTGTTATACCTGTACCCGTTATTGCTGTATCTAATTTATATTTCCAAGCAAAATAATATTCTACCGTGTCATCACTATCGGCAATATCTACTACTATAAGACCTGTGCCTGTATAATCAAAATTAGCCGTAGACTCAACAGGTATTCCCATATCACCCATTATCAAACCTTCGTCTGCTGTTGTTAAATCCGATATTAACCTTTGATTATTAGGGTGTGGGGAAATAGGTGCGGCTGTATTTTTATATGAAGATATTGCTTCTGCATAATAATTATCTATTAGTGCAGGAAATCCCTCAACCGTTGCTACATAATCCCCTAAGTCAGTATTTCTTCCTGTCACTTGGTCTGATGCACCTTTGTTTGCTAAGGTGTTTAGATTGAAAAACCTAGCCGAATCTATAACTATAAATGCACCTGCTTTATCTTCCCAATCTCGGTATAGGCTTAAATCTATTTCCGAGGCTGCTGCGGGGGCTATCATAACATTACCTATTACTGCGTTGGTATTTGTACCTGTACTAACACCTTTTAAGGTAATAGTACTTGTACCACTAATAGATGTTATTTCATAAGTACCATCATAATGTAGACTATTATATATTGTAGCGTAAGAACCTACTGTATAATTTGTAGTTGTCGGCCCAAAAGTCAATGTAGTATTAGAAGTAGTTAAAAACGCAGCAACACTTAATTCAAAAGTAGTTGCATTAGTTATACTAGATACTGTTGCACCACTAGGTATTCCTAAACCCGAAACAGACATACCTACAACAATAGAAGCGGTACTATTCATTGTAATAGTAGCGTCTGTATTAGTAGTATCACAAGTAGCATCGGTTAAACCACTAACTACTAATTGATTAGAGCCGTATGTAATATTTACCGGATTGCCTAAAGAATAATTAGGTGTCTTAGAAAATGCAGCCCCACTAACAGGTTCGTTTGTAGCATCCACATTCCATATATCTATATCTTCTCCTATTTTTAAGTTAGCAAACTTATCTATATTTCCGTCTGTATCTGTTTGGTCTACATAATAAAGAGAAACTTCATAGTTATCTGTTGTTGGATATTGTAAGCCAAAATCTGTTTTTCTTGTAGACCCGTCTGCATCTGCTCTACCGTTATTTCTCATATCAGACCAAAGAAGCCAAAGATGTTTATAATCATCAGAAACGTCTAAGATAGATACTAGGCTGCTAGTAGCGGTAGTATAAGTCTTTGTAATATATTTACACCCCACAAGATAATAATTACCACCACTACTAATAAGACCTGTGTACACAAATATAGTACTACCTAAACCGTTGCTTAGTTGGGCTATACCACTTTTATAATTAGTAATTAAACTATCATATAAGGCTTGGGGTATTTGTACTTTATTATCTCCTGTACTTACATTTGCGGAAATACTATTTTTGAACAAAACAGTACGATTTATTTTACCAAAATGATATTTGAACCATAATGAGTTAGGTAAATCTCGCATCCATCTAGCGTGTAATGGTTTGTATTTTACTTTATCGAAATTACCTGCTGTGGTCGCTATGGTACAAGAATCTACAGAAATACTTTTTCTATCATTACCATCTCTTAATCCATCTTTATCGGTATAAGCCTTACCCGATGCCACAAACTCAACACCGTTGTAATCTGTTGATGTAGTAACAGCCCACAAAAACGGATTAGTTATTGTGCCTGTATCATAGTAATTCATAATTTTTTTAACACCTGTTACTGTGTGTTTACCATCATAACTAGTATTAGCAGAAAGTCCTACTGTAACATCACTCACACAAAACTCATCGTTTATAAGTAAAATAGGGTCAGCATCAAAGAAAAATGTAACATATTCTGATGTAGCCTCATCTGAACTAGAATTGGGTAGTGCATTATATCCATTTTCAGCAATACGCCATGCAAGCCAAGCAGAACTAAAGTCTGATGTACCTACTTCTAAACTAGTCCTAGCCAATATTGATTCGTTATTTGTCTCCCCTAAATATGTACCTGCATATACTATTTTAGCAGTAGGTGTAACATAAGGTACATCACTTGCACTAAAAGTAGCAGAAAGACTTGTTACAGAATCTACGGTATAAGACCCATTAGTAGCCGCATTATTAGAACCCCTAATAACAGCAGTAGAGCCTTGAGTAACACCATGACCTACTAATAAGTTTATAACTGTTTTACCGCTAGTGTCTTGGCTAAACCCTTGAGAAAATACACCTTCGTATTGTGCTTCTAAATCATTAGGTCCAAATACGGTATCTTCATTATTATACATTTGTATAGGATGACCCGAACCTAACTGTGTTCTTTGGTTGTTTACTTCTAAATATGAATCATCTACATCAAACCCTACTTTATTACTAAGTGTTTTTAAGGGTAAAGTACCTAGATTCATAATTTGTCTATATCCCTGTGCGTCATATAACCAATATTGCGGTGTTTCCGTGTTATTACTAAGACTTTTTTGTCCTACTTCCCATAGTGGTATTTGTCTATCTAATAAATTAAGATTGTCATTAGCGTTTAGTGTTATTGTTCTACCGTCATTATTTCTTTGTTTGATAGACATTTTATCTATTATGCCTCTCCATACCGGCCTATCTATTCTTGGTGTTTGACTAGCAAAAACTAACAAAGACCAATCAACGGGGGTATCACCACTAAATATATTTTTTAGGTTATGTAAATAATCTTGAGAACGCATACCAACATTAAGATTTGCTGTACCGCCCGATTCTTTTTGTGGGTCATCAGCAATAACAATTTTACAATTAGATACACCGTTTACCGGCATAGAAATATTCATATTTTGTATGGGTGCATCATAACTTTTGTAGTTTTTAGCGTCTGTTAAATATCTAACAAGACCTACTCTATCAACCATTAATGTAGTACTACTTGAATTGTATGCCCCTGTTGGTGCTGCCTCTATTTCATAACCGTATAAATCTCCGGCACTAGGACTACCCGACATATTTTGGTTAGAAGCAATTAATGTTCCGTTAATATAAACATCAAAAGTACCTGCGCCACCATTACCACTATAATTTAAGACAAAATCTACATCTAACCACGAATCATCGTTAAATATACTTTTTTTTGTAGTACTTTCAAATTGTAAACCTAGTAAATCATATCCTAGAGAAGCACTAGACAAATCAATAACATAAGTAATTGCAGGTGTACCTGTAAATCCTAAAGACGAAGTTGTGCCTTTTTGTGAAGCAGCATAACCTATTTTAAATGTTAAATTAGTCGGTACTTTTCCGTGTTCAACTACGCCTGTTCCCCCTGTTGTACCATTAAATGCTCTTACCGCTACTCTTGCGGTAAAAATATCTCCGTCTAATAGACTGTTCAAAGGACCATCGTAAACTAATTGTGGTTTACTACTACTATCATTATAAGCCGTTCTCCAAGTTTGTACACATAGAAAAGGTTGTCCCGATGGTGATGAAACGGGTGCAAACAAATTAACAGGGGTTGTACTTGAAGCATTAAAAGCCAATGTTTCTCCCATCCAAACACCCGCTAAATGCGCTCTTTGTATAAAATCTCCCGTAGCATCTATTTTTCCCGCAATTTTACTAGCGTAATTAGTAGCACCAATAGCATTAAAATATGATTTCATATTACTTCTACCAAAAGTAGCATCGTTATCTCCCGTAGGTACTAAATATCTACCTTCTGTATCATTACCGTTTGTAAATAACAACCAATCAGTAGCATTACTACCTGCTATTTCCACATTATTAAAGGCATATCTATTAGCAATATGTCCATCGGGATATTGTAGTTGCGCTCTACCTTCCCATTTTTCCGCATTTTGTCTTGTGTTGTCGTAAGATAGCCATTCAAACGCACCTTTATTTTTAAGATACTGATTAGCACTATCTACATTATCAACGTGTGTAGAGCCTATTAAGTTTCTATCAGCAATACTAAATCTATATCTTTGATTTAGAGTAGCCTCTCCATTCATAGGATTTCCAAAATGTGTAAGTGTACTTTCATAAACACCTGTAGAATATGTATTGCTAGGTGTGTTAAAATCATCCGAGATAGCCCTAGCACCCATAAAGTCATCATAATATCCGGCGAGCCAAATATTGTACATAGAAGTAACGTGTCTTACCATTAAATCACCTATGCGTTGCTAAGATTCATGCCTCTTAAACCTGCGCCTCTCTCTATCTCATCTAATATTTGGTTTGCTGCTTGTGTAGTAGTCATACCATTAAACGTATTACTCATAATTACTTCTGTAGTAGTTATAAGAGTTTCGACTCCTTGTTGTACTACTTGTTTTACTAGATTACCTGTTAGTTTGTCAGAAGAAAATCCATAGAATAATTCTTCTCTTGTATTGTTAAAGTTTTGTAGAGCCTCGTCTGCCTCGGTGTACCCATCTACCATAGCACCTAACATATTCATTTCTGCTGATGTTAAAGCATCTGCACCCATTTGTAGACTTTCTAACAAACTTTTAACTCCTTCTTCTGTAGTGATATTAGCCTCATCAATCATTTTTGCTAATTCGGGATATTTTTCTGCAAAACTTTCAAACTCTTTATTGTAATTTTTTAAAGATTGTGTTGAATCATCAAAAGTAATATCCCCTATTGTTTGGGTTTTATTTTTTCGACCTATATTTCTTTCAAACCATGACAGCCCATCTTCAAACTCTTCTATTGCATTTTTTGTGAGTGCTGCGCTAATATCCGGTAAATTATCTACATCGTACATTCTCGCTGTTAAAATATCTATTAACATTTGTTCTTTAGACATTACTTTATCTATTTGTGCTATTCTTTCATCAGCAGCCGCAGAATCTTGATTTACTAATGTTTTTCTTTCTGCCGCAAGGTCAGCAAGAGAAGCAGTTAGACCTTCTATTGTTAAAGTTTCATCTTTAAGGGCTTCTACTAAATCTTCTGTTGATGCTTTATACATATTTAAGTCCGAAGATTCTGATGCGAAATCCGGTATGCTAGTGTCCCAAACACCTAACGCCTCTAATACTTTTACCAAAGCAAGACCGGCTGCTATTAAAAGAACGTAAGGCGCAAAGGCTACTACTGCTGCTTTACCCGCAGCCGCTATTCCGGTAGCAGCAAAAAGGGCAGCACCACCTACTGTAAAATATGCTGTTGCCATAGCCGCTTTTGCCGCAATCCACATACCGCTAATACCTATTTCTTTAATCATTACTATTATATTACTTATGTGCGCTTTTACTTTAAGTGCAGTCGCTACTATAAATGCGTATATACTAGAAATAGTTAATGTTCGTAGTATTAATTGTGCTTTTTTTACCATATTACTTTTCATATCGGTAATTATTTCTATATTTTTAGCCCCTATAAGACCTTGTATAAAACCTATATTCGCAAATATCTGCACATTTTCTTGAAACCTTGAAAGAGTTAATGCGTTAGTTGTTACTACATTTACTTGTTTTGCCTTTGCTAAACCAAAAAGAGATAGTGTTTCTTGCATATTAAGCATAATACTTTTACCACTTTCGACAGCATTTAATTGCATTTGCCTAAACATTGTCACCATACCTGCTATGTTTAGCAACATACCAACCCTCATACTTGTTTGACCTCTACCAAACATCATAGCGGCTGAACC